GAGGCGCTGTTACGGGACCGTAACCTGCAGGCGGACTATGTGCGCCGCTGGCGACGGGTTGAGGACGTTGTGGAGGATAAGATCAGTGCTTTGATTTACGAATTGCGGGAGGCCCAGGCAAGCGGGCAACCAGTGGCGGTTTATCAGGTTTATCAGCTGGAGCGGTATCAGTCTCTTCTGGCTCAGTTACAGAGTGAGATCTTCCGGTTTATGCGCTTTGCGGACGGGAATATCAGCTCTTTGCAACAGGTGGGCGCGCAGGATGGACTGGACCTTGGTTATCAGAGTTTGAAATTGACGTTTGCGGAGTTTGGTGTATTTGGGTCCGATAAACGATTAAGTATTGAGGCGGTGAAAAGCATGATTGGCTACAGCCAGAACGGGATGCCGCTGTATGAATTGCTGATGGCGGATTATCCGAAGTCGATTGTGCAACTGACGGATGCGTTGATTAAGGGTGTGGCTTTGGGTTGGAACCCACGGGTTACGGCGAAGGAAATGTATGGTTCGATGAGCTGGAACCTGGAGCGGGCTTTTATGGTGGCACGCACGGAGCAGATGCGGGCTTTACGATCCGGGCAGCTGGCGGAGTATCGCAATAACAGCGATTATGCTCAGCAATATGAACGCCGGGCGAGTAAATCCACACGCACGTGCCTGGCTTGTTTGCTGGAGGATGGCAGGATTTATCAGATCCACGAGACGATGAGTGATCATCCGAGTGGACGTTGTTTGTTCCTGGTGTTGCCTCCGTGGTTTCAATCGGGCAGGTTGACGGGAAAGGAGTATTTATTGTCATTGGAAAAAGAGGATCAGGTCCGGATTATGGGCGAGGAACGCTGGAACGCCTGGCAGAGCGGGCAGGTTGGTTTGGAGCAGATGAGCCGGATGCATACGCACCCGATTTGGGGCGAGGCGCCGCAGGTGGTGCCGGTTAGAGAATTGAGGATTGAGGGTTGAGGATTGAGAAAAAAGGCGAAAGGCGAAAGGCGAAAGAGAGAGGAAGGAGGTAGATATCTTAGGTAATGATGATTTGGAGGTGATGCGGGCTGTGGCTGAAGGGTCTTTGATGGAAACGGTCACTCTTTATCGCAAAAGCCGGACTGCGGATGGGCACGGTACAGCGACGGTGGCGGAAACGCTGGTTTTGACGACGGTTGGCCGGGTTGAATCGAAAAGCGTGGAATTGCGCGCTGTTGGCGGTAAGGTGACTCTGGCGGAAAAGACTTATGTTTATTTGCCTGCGGAATCGGATGTGAGACCAGAGGATGTGCTGGTGTGTGGTGAACGGTTTGTGGTGGTGGATTTTACACGAAGACCGTTTGAGGTTTTGAGGCAGGTGGAAGTGAAGAAGGCTTAAGGCGAAAGGCGAAAGGCGAAAGAAAAAAATGGCAGGGAGTATTAATATCAGCATGACTTATAACCACCTGGCGAGGCTGGCACGGGAAATGCCTGTGGAGACGGACAAGATTGTTCAGGAGACGGCGGACGCGTTGAAAGCGGAGATGGTTGAGCGTATGCAGGAACCGAAGAGCGGACGTGTTTACCGGAATCATGTTGCCAGTGCGCCGGGTGAAGCCCCTGCCGCAGATAGCGGAAACCTGAGCGGGCAGATCCAAAAGCGGAAGATGGGTCCGTCCAAAGCCAGTGTGACGATCAACACGGATTATGGGATCGCGCTGGAGTATGGATCGCGACGCAAAAAATCCGGACGCCTGGCAAAACGTCCATTTGTGCGCCCTGCCGTGAAGAAGATCTTCCCGAAAATGATTGAAATGTTGAAGGACCTTGAAAGGCGGGTACGATGACGGCATTGACCGGGCAGGATTGGCTGGTTGCGACTTTGACGAACGATTCCACGCTGGCGACACTGGGTGTGAGCGGTGTGTATGCCGGGGATGCACCGTTATCCGCTGCGTACCCTTTTGTGGAGGTGCGGTTTGTGACCGGTGCTCCGCTGACGAATAACGGGGCGGCGATTATCTGGTTTGATGAGGTGTACGATGTGAAATGTGTTGACAACCGGGAGAGCTGGAGTCGGGTGATTCCGATTGCGGATCGTATCCTGGCTTTGCTGCACGCCAAGACGGAGCAGGTACAGGGTACCGGGGTGATGATTGGCTGCAGTGTTGAGGATAAAATTCAATTTGACGAACGGGATGAAAACCAGGATTTTGTTCATCTGGGTTATTCATTCCGAATTTATGCGAGATAAGGAGATTTGGATATGGGAGAAAAAGCGAGTATTTTTCAGGGTGTGCAGATTGGTCTGGAAGGGACTGCGGGAACTCCGGTGGCTGCCGGTAAGAAATTATTGGCTGTGAGTGTGGTCCCGCAATCACGGACGGAGGCGGATAAATTCCGCGCATTGGGAAACAAGTATGCCAGTTTTGTGACATTGAACAAGGAATGGTCGGAGCTGGCGATTGATGGGAAGCTGACGTACAACGAAGTTTTGTATTTGCTGTCTTCTTTGCTGAGCGTGCCAACCCCTGTGCAGCAAGGCTCCACGGCTGCCTATAAATGGACGTTTGTTTCGAATACATCGGCTGAGGATGCCGGAAAAACGCTGACGATTGAGCAGGGTGATGCCAACAGCGCCTGGCGTGTGGCGGGCGGACGTGTGACCGGGTTGACGATGACATTTAACCGTGCTGAAGGTGCCATTCAGGGCAGCGGGATTGGTGAGGCTTTGGAGACCGGGGTTACCTTAACCGCAGCTCCCACCAGTCTGGAACCCAAACCGATTTTACCCGCGCAGATGTCGTTCAAGATGGCGGATACGCAGGCAGGATTGGCTGGAGCCTCCGCATTGACCAGAGGATTCTCGATGGAGTTCTCTTTGACCGATAAGGTGGGGCTGGCATGGCCGGTGGGCCAGGACCCTGTGACGGTGGAGACTGAGCCCAACATTCAGGCGAAATTGAAACTGGCGACCGACACGGTGGGGATGGGTTTGATTGCCACGATGCGCAGTGGCGCGACCAAGTGGTTCCGGATTAAGGCGACGGGCGCATTGATTGCGACCACATATTATTATGACTTCCAGCTGGATTTCCCTGCGCAGATTGAAGCGCCTGGGGATATGTCCGATCAGGAAGGGATTTACGCATTGGAATTTGGTCTGGTTCCTTTGCATGATGCAACCTGGGGAAAGAGTTTCCAGATTGACATTATTGCTGATGTGACGACACTGTAAGGAGTCCTACGGATGAGATTATCTGATCTGACCAAGAAAACAAAAAAGGTCGTGGTTGAATTTTCCGGAGAGAGCGCGGAGATCGAATACCGGTTGCACGCGGTAAATCAAAAATTTCTGACCGACATGAAGGAAATGGACAGTCTGGAGAGCATCATCCACCAGATTGTGCAGGTGGTGGTGCGCTGGGAAGTGCTGGACGATGCTGGCAAGGAGATCGCAGTCACGAAAGAGGCGATTGAATCATTTGGAATTCCGGTAGATTTTATGACGACCGTATTAAATGCGATCACGGATGACATCAAGCAGAAAGATGATGCAAAAAACGCTTAGTGGCATACCTGTTACATCCGGACCTGTACGAACCACCAGAAACGATCGAGGACTGGATGTTATTACAGGCGGCAAAATGGGCAGGTGTGCCACCCTGGGAATTGCAGAAACAATCCGCGGTATGGATATTGAACATCTGGAATGCAATGGAAGTTGAAAATGCTTTGAGAAACCAAACATTGAAAACGAACAACCGCAAAGCGTGATAAGGAGATAATATGGCAATTAATGCAGCAAAGATGGTGGTAGAAATCACCACCGACATCAGTAAAATGACCAAAGGGATGAAGGACGCCGATGATAATCTGGCTAAATTCTCCAGGAGAGCAACCATCACAGGTGTTGGATTAACAGCTGCAATCACTGTACCTGCAATTGCCGCTGCCAAGGGCATGCTGAACGTGGCGATGGGGATGGAACAGGCGGATATTGCGTTCACAACCATGCTGGGATCGGGAGAAAAAGCGAACGCATTTTTGCAGGATTTGCAGGATTTTGCCTCTTCCACGCCGTTTGAATTCACGGAGTTGCAGGATGCGTCCAGACGGATGCTGGCATTTGGTTTCTCAGCTGAAAATGTTTTGCCCATGTTGACCGATATTGGGGATGCGGTCTCCGGTTTGGGATTGGGATCTTCCGGGGTGGACAGGGTGACGTTGGCACTGGGACAGATGCAGGCAAAAGCCAAGGTGAGCGGGCAGGAGATGATGCAGCTGACGGAGGCTGGCATTCCCGCGTGGGGATATCTGGCTGAGGCGATGGGATTGAGCACTGCGGAGGTGATGAAGCTTTCGGAACAGGGTTTGATTCCTGCCGATCGAGCGATCCAGATGATTCTGGCAGGGATGCGCGAAGATTTTGGCGGGATGATGGCAGCGCAGTCAAAGACGGCAGCCGGTCAGATTTCGAACTTGAAGGATGAAATTACATTCCTGGCGGCTGATCTGGGTGAGCAGTTGCTGCCGGTTGTGAAGGATGTTGTTGCTGGCATGAAGGATGCGGTGGCTGCGTTTTCGGCACTTCCTCCAAATGCGAAAGAGACAATTCTGGTGATTGGCGGGCTTGCCGCGGTGGCTGGACCCGCAATGACTGCCCTGGGTGGGCTTGCCAGCGCAGCACGAGGATTGATTGCTTTTTTGCCAGGTTTGAAGGCAGCATTCAGTTTGATGGCCGGGGCAAAAACAATTGGCGGGGCTTTGAGTGTTGCCCAACTGGGAATGACGGGTTTGACAGCGGTGGCCATACCCGCAGCGGCAGCCATTGCAGGAGTAGCAATCGCATTTAATATGTTGAGTACAGAAGCAACCAATGCTGCGGCGAAAAATGCGATGAACGCATGGGAAGAATTCTTTGAAAAACAAAGTACATCAGGGAGAGATGCTGGTGAAATATTAAAATATTATCGACTTGAACAAACTAAACTGCAAAATCAAATGCAGGCAAAATGGACGAAAACAGACCAAGGTTGGGGGCTGGAATGGGATGATTTCAAAAAATTATTTATAAAAAATAAAGACGAACTTGCACAAGACGCTGAGCGGTTGAATGAAATGTTAATTGCAACTTCAGAAACTTATGAAGGATACATGAGAATTATCCACTATGGGCAATTAGGATTAAGTGCAGTAAATGAAGCACAGTGGAATGCAGTTCACGGGATAACTTCCTATGAAGAAGCGGTCGTCAGCGCAGCGGATGAATCGGCGGGTGCCTTTCAGAGGATGGTTGATGCTGCTGGAAAAACAAAAGGCGAGCTGAGCGGGTTGCTCACAGATTACCAGAATATCAGCCAGGAAATGGATAACTGGGTTGCGAATACCGCCAGCGGTGTGGTCAATATGCTGGGGACAAAACTGCCAGAGGCATCACAAGCCTATAAAGACGCGCTGGCTGGTGTGGATGAAGTGATGGGATCCGATTATTTAGCCCAGTACGAACTCAAGGAATCCATCAAAGGCTTGGTAGATGAATATGCCCGCACCAAGGATCTGGATGCATTCAAATCCGGATTGGTGGCGATCAAAGACGAGGGTCTGGCCGACATGGAAACTAAACTGCAGGATGTAGTGACAAAAGCGCAGGAATTGTATGATAAATTGACACAGATTCCTGAAGCGATCAAGATTGCGATTGAATTTGATTATGAACTGCCTCCGTGGTTTCCACAGACGGGAGGAACAAAAAAAGGTACTACTTCAACCGAAGGATTGAAATATAAAGATGAGGCACTGGGTGGATCGGTGTATCCGGGGTTGCCGTACCTGGTGGGGGAACGCGGGATGGAGATGTTTGTGCCGCAGACGGCGGGGAAGATTGTACCTGCCAACCAGATCGGGACGCGCAGTGTGGTGTTTGAGACGGGATCGATCCAGGTGACGGCTCCGAACAAAAACACGGATATTCCGTTTTTGGTGGATACGCTGGTGGATGAGATCCAGAGGAGATTGATTTGAACAATTTGCGGATTAGCGACGGGACGACCACGATCAACCTGAACGATAAGACGAACGGGATTGTGACCAATTACGTGCCACGGGTTGTGGATGATGGCGATGGCGGGATCAACGAGACGGCGGAGGTGACACTGCGCGGGAATGTGGCGACTGTGCGGACTGCCCTGCAGAATTTGAACAAGTTGTTTCGCCAGGCGGAGGTTTATCAGAAACGCGAGGTTGGCACGCGGGTGTTCCTGGAGATCCAATTGCAGAGTGGGGATGATTACTGGCGCAGTGAGTTGCTGGAGGCTGCACCCATTCCGACATCGGAAACTTTGGATCTGGGGTTGATTACCGGTGCGATGAAATTGAGATTATCCTGGAGAAGACGGGCTTTTTGGGAAGGACCCGAGTCGGTGGTTCCTTTGACGAACAAATATGGAACGAACGTAACGACGGGGTTGCAGATTGATCCGCTGGATGATGCGACCCATGATAATTTTGTTTCCATAGGCAATATCATCACGGGAGATTTGCCAGCACCGATCAAGCTGGAAGTGGAAAATACTTTTAATTCTGCCAGCCGGATGGGTAATATCTGGGCAGCGTTGAATGTCAACAGCGCACCAGCAGCGCTGCAACATGTGCTGGAGGGAGAAGCTGCAGATTATGGGACAACGCCTGGATCCTATGTTGCTGATTTGTCCGGTGGCTATGCAGGGATGGCCACTGTTCCCACCAGTGAGGCGCAGGTTTGTTATTGGGATCTCGATAATACATTCCAGCAAAATTGCGGTGGAAATGATTTTATGGTGCTGATGAAGTTATCCGGTTCGCCAACCTATGAAACATGGACGCGCTTACGTTTGAATTATTATGGTCTGACAACCCTGGTTCAGGGTCCGTTATTAAAATTGAATGCATATCTTTCTTATCAGGAATTGGGAGTGATCCGTATTCCACCATACAAATTAATTGGAGCATCATTATTTGAAACCATCCGTTTTGAATTGAGGGCGTTTGCCTCGTCATCCTACAGCATGGGGATTGATTTTCTGCAGCTGATGCCACTGGATAGCTATCGCAAGATCCAATATATTGGTTATGATCTGGGATACCAGGCAAAGCTGGTGGATAATCAGATTGACAATGCGTTGTACGCTGATTGGGGTGGGGATGCAGTCAGTTACCAGGTGGCTTATGGCGATAAAATCATGCTGCAACCGGGAAAAACGCAGAAGATTTATTTTTTCTTCGTGGGGTCGAATGCAGGCACACGAACAGCCTCTGTGAAAATTTCTTATAGACCAAGACGGACATTACTGTAATGGAAATCAAGATGTTTCACCGCAATTTCTCGGCTGAGATCATTGCTCCACGGGCAAAAAACCGGGTTGTTTCCATGAAGTGGGCCGCGATTGGTGGTCCCGAATCGGCAGATTTTGAAAGCAAGGGGCAGGATGTTTGGGAGCTCATCGAAAGATTGCGCTGCCCGATTGAAATTTACGGTGATCGAAAGATTGCTTTGTGGTGGGGATATATTTCCAGCATCACCATTTATGACGGGGTTTTACAGGTGACCGCTGATCTGGAGAGGGTTTCCAACCGGGTGAGGGTTGTTTTCAGCGAGGTGGATGTGGCTGGCGCGATTGGTACCAAACAGACGACCGCCTGGGGAGAGAACGCGGCATCACGATTGGAGTTTGGGAAAAAAGAATCCACTGTTTATTTATCCCAGGGCACGGCAACGCTGGCAGAAAATTTCAGAGCGACGGTGCTGGACCGGTGGAAGTATCCCATTCCGGGCGTCCGGATGGGTTCATCCACCAAGGAACTTTATGCCAAGGTGAAATGTGTCGGGTGGTGGAATACCCTGGACTGGATTTATTATGAGGATATTACGGGTAAGGAGTCGTATGAGGATTCCGGGAGTGCCGCGCAGAATGTTGGGTCTGCCACTTCCAATTCCAGAGCTGCGCAATCTTTCCAACTGGCTACGTCGGTTGCCTGGTCGGCTCAGTCGGTATCGATCAAAATTAAAAAAGTGGGTGACCCGACCGATAACGTGACCGTCTCTTTGTGCGCTAATGGGGCATCCATTCCGGGCACTGTTCTGGCTTCGGCAAGTATGGCGGGCAGTGATTTAACGACATCAGAGCGCTGGATTGATTTCAAATTTTCCAGCCGCGTGACACTTTCGCCAGCAACCACTTATTGGGTATTGGTGCAGCGATCCGGATCTGTATCCAGCAGCAATTATTATGCTGTCAATGTCAATGAGGATCTGGGGTACACCCGGGGATTATTTAAAATTTACAATGGATCGTCGTATGTCAATCGCAGCCCGGATGCGGACATGGTTTTCATTGTGGGTGGGGTTGAGCAGACTTCCAGCCAGCTGGCTAAAATGTTAGCAGCTGGTGAGTTCATCACCAACGTAAGATCGTATGTTAACTCGGGGGTGTGGTCATGCCCGTTCAGGGATGGAAATCAATATACGCTGGCAGAAGCCGTGGAATTGATCAATGGCGGCACCTCCAATAATCGGCGCATCCTGGCGGTTATTGACCAGTATCGCGAGGCGATTTTGACGGAAGAGCCAGCTGCAGGGTATACGGATATTATGGTTTCAAAAGATTATGAGTTTTTTGATTATTTGGGTAAGCCATTATTTAAGGAAGAAATACGCCCCGGGCAGTGGGCACGATTGAAGGACGTCATCCCTGCGAGCACTGATATGGGATTGCTGGCCGATATTTCCAGATTTTTTATTGAGTCTGTGGAGTATAAACCTGAATCTGGTGATGTTTCGCTGGTTCAGCGAGATGAACCAAAAGTTTTGAACTTTGGAGGCGTATAGTGGGTCGATCACAATTTGAAGACGCTTTGTTGATGCACAAACCGATCATTCTTGGTTGGCTGTCCGATTACAATACGCAACTGAGTTTGGGTCGGCATGAGCTGGGTGGCGGGATGCACTATGGCCAGTTGAGCGATTTGCAAGGTCCGCAGTTTTTGAAGCTGGATGGATCGCGAGCGCTGACGGGCAACCTGGCTGTATCCGCTGGTGTCACGATTGACGGGGTGGATATTGGGGCACATGCAGCTGACGTGAACGCGCATCATGTGGCTGCCTCCATTCAGGACAGCACAACGATTGATTTCACGATCACCGGTCAGACGATCAGCGGGTCGGTGATCCAGAGCGCATTGGATCATGGTTCGATTGGCGGATTGGGGGATGATGATCATACACAATATTTCAATGCTACCAGACATACTTTGCTGGTGCATACAAATCTTGGGCTGACGCCGAATACCAGGCAGGTTATTTCCGGAGATGGCTTGAGCGGTGGCGGTGATTTATCGGCTGATCGGACTCTGGCGGTTGGGGCTGGGACGGGTATTTCTGTTGCTGCGGACAGTGTTGCAATAAATCTGGCTGCGAATTTGACCTGGACGGGGAATCATGTGTTTCAGGGAGGATTGAGCACCAGAGATGTTATCCCGGAGCTGACAGATACATATGATTTGGGGTCGAGTACCAAACTATGGCGTAAGGGTTGGCTGAGTGAGCTGGAGAGTGTGCTGTTTGCGCAGAATACCATCACGCTTTTGGGTGGTTGGTTTGTGGTTGGCAAGGGTGAGGGATCATTGCCTGCGGATGTAGGGTCTGCCGATACCAGTATTGATTTTGGGCAGAGCATGACGACCGGTCAGTTTGTGGTGATCCGGACGAGCCTGCAGGTGGAGTATGTGCAAATTGGGACGCTGGTGAGTGGCACGACCTATAATGTTACGCGCAATCTGGACGGATCCGGAGCGAATGATTGGCCAGCGGGTACCGTGTACCTGGTGCTGGGCGTGAGCGGAGATGGCAGGATTGAATTGAATGCTGCGGATACACCAAGGATCTCGGTTTTGGAACAGGGATCGACCTACAATGCACAGAATGAGCAAATCCGGATCGGGGATCTGAATGGGAACTGGGGGTATAGCAGCGAAAAATTGGGAATGGCGATCGGGGAGTATGCGAGCAACAAAGCGAATCTGACACTTGACCCTACCAATGGTTTAAGGCTGCGAATCCATGATACCGATTATATTGTGCTGGACAATTCCGGAAATGCAAAACTCTCCGGAAAATTGCAATTGGATGGCACGAGCTCGGCTTTGGCGATTGGCAGCACACCACCGACAGCCAACGATGCAGGGACGGGATTATGGTTAGATCGGACGGGGTTGTATGCTATTGATGCGGATGAGCAGCAGTTGATATTAGATGCCAGTGGATTACAGTTTGGTAATGTTGGTGGAGCGTTTAAGTCTCTGCTGGATTGGCGAGGAATAAATTTAACTGCAGTTGATATCACGTACGATCCGGATAATCCGCCTGACGAAACGGGAAGCAATATCAACTGGAGAAATCCACTATATGCTTTGTACCCTATTGAGTACCCAATACAGATCAAAGGTATGGTAATAGATCATAATGATGGGGAGGGACTTATATCCCAGATAAGCCTGTTGGCTAAAGGAGATGCAGGTAGTTCGATTTCTCTTGCATCTGTCCTTGATGCGGGATTACACTATTTCCCTTTCGCTGGAAGTTTAAATTTAACCCCCAATGAAGTCAGCCTTGTAAAAGTTGAACGAGGGATTTCGGAAGGGAAATATAGCGGACTCACAATACGAAATGACTCATCTATTCTTATTGGTGGTACTTACGTACAAATTGATGGGATATCATCCTGGCATCAAATCCATACATCAATGTTTGTGGCTGGTAATGTTTTTTCGTATTTATCG